ATAATCCTCCAATTTAACAAGGGCATGAATATCATGGAGGGAATCCATCCATGCCGCTACTTCTGCCTTACTCCCAGCCTCAGAAGACTTAGGACGAGGGCTAGATTGGTCATACTTAGGCCACTGACCGTCCATCACCTTCACGATCTTATAATCGTGTCCACTTTGAAGATCTGTAATATCCCCAAAATCCTCATCAAGAATTGTTCCGATAATCTTCTTAAAGATCATCTGACCAATGGACAGGATCTTCACAGGCTGATTTCCAGAATCAGAACGTGCTACCACGTTCATGTAATACCGCTCTCTAGGCTTAATCTGCCTAGCCTTATTTGCGAACTCATCGTCCTGTGCGGTGGACTTATTCCACAATGCGTAGTAAGTGTCACACAGAGGGCACTCCTCATTATGTACCTTACGACAGTGATAGTTTCTAATAGTACCATCATTAGATTCTACGCGGTGGATCTTAGTCTCCGCATAAAATTGCTTATCATCATCGCCTCCAGGAAGGATTCGAACTAGATTAGTGCCTTCTTCCAGACGAAGAAAGTTATCGAGGAAAGATTGGTTAGTTTTAGCACCGCTAAGTTGCTCATGCTTACGACGCAGTTCGTCAAGGTTAATTGCCATTAGTTTCTCCTGTTTTTTTGGTTATTAAATCTGTTACGTACATTATAGACAAATCGACACGGGTTGTCAACTATTATAAATATTTTTTTCTGCCCTAGCATTAGAAGACATTTGAATTAAAGTATCTTTCTTGTGAGACAAGCTAGTCACGATGCCCCTCAACAAATCATACTTGGTTTCTAAATCCATTTTAGCTTCTAGTAATTCTCTATACGCAGGACGAGATTTTACATGAGCTTCCATAATCTTCTCTGTAATCTTCTGTCCTTCCTCAGTGCGACGAGTATATTCATCATTTCTAGTCAAGGACTCAAAAATCTCTAGATCAGCTTCTGATTTTCTAACCTTATTCTTACAAGTAGCCAATAAACCGTGATACCAAGAATACAAGCTAGCCTGTCTTTCTAATTCCTCGTCAATACTACCATTTATATTAGTAATTTCTCTTACAATACCAGGATAAGTCTCCTCTGTAATGCCTTTTAGATCTAGTTCTAAATCACTCATTTTATACCTCAAATACTCTCATTATATTGTTGCAACAAGCTCCGATAGCTCGTTACTCTCTTCCATTAAAGTCCCCTCGGTCATCCTCAAGGTAGAATAATTTACGTCTATAGGAATTACATACCTTTGCTTACTATCTCTAGCCTTGATAACATAACCTCTCATTTTACCATTATCATATTCTTCCTCAGTTTGATTCAAGGAAATTGACCAATCCACTGTCCTGATCTTACCGTATGAATCAGCAAGCTGTGCGTCAGTGATGAGATTCACTCTCCTACCTTCACGATTAACCTGAGAAGCAGTCCACACAAGACAATTGTATTCTACAGCGAGTCCTCTAAGTTCTTCCGCAATCCGCTGTTGAGCCATATACTCCTGCTCGATAAGGCGTACTGGGCGAAGAAGTTCAAGATAATCCACAATGATAAGGTCAGGTTCAAAATTGTCATAACTCTTCAACTGCACCAAAAGGGCTCTCAAGGTATTAACATTAGCATGACCTGTAGGAAACTCCTTAATAACCAGTTGTGATTTAGGAAAATGTTTCTTAAACAAATCTAGACGTTCATTCAATTGAAGCTGAGTAGAAGGCTCCTTTAACTTGGATACAGGCAACATTGTAATAATTGAATCAAACCTATTTGCAATCTTGTCCTCTGACATCTCCAGGGAGACATATAGAACCTTCTTACCCTCCATCATGGAAGCTACAGCTTGATTTACCAGGAATAAGCTTTTCCCTGTGCCAGCAGAGGCAACAACCATACACAACTCTTTTGCGTTATGACCCCCTTCCAAATACTTATTACAAACTGGAAGAATGGTTTTGTATTTATCAATATCTCTCCTGGCTAGTAACCGTTCCCATCTTTCTTTAACTGAGGAAAAGTAAACCTGTCCATTATCGACAGTCCTACAAACCATAAGAGCTTTTCTAATAGTTTCCTCTGTCTCATCCAGCCTATCTTCTTTGACTAGATCTACACACTTGCGAATAGCCTCTTTTACTTCCTGCTTACGAGCAAAATCTTCAATGTAATCCAACAAGAAATCTTTACTATCAAAGGCACTTACATCAAGTCCATTAATGTAAGTAATCTCATCTTGATAGTCTGACATATCTTCGGATACAGTCTTACTTTCCCTCACCATTTCAATAAGCACATCATCGGTAGGAAGCTTTAGGTACTTATCATGGTAATCCCTAGTTAGGGAAAATAACTTTCCATGCACTGGGAATTCAAAATGCTCTGGCTTTACCAGATTGACAATTTGTAGGTAGAAATCTTTATCGGACTTCAGTAGGTATAGAATAGTCCTTTGGATGCTATCTGAAAAGCTGTATTTCATTTGGTTATCTTTAGTAAATTGAGTTTAAATTAGGGGTAATGTCTTTGTGCGGATCCATACCTGCTCTATTATACCAATCGGTTGTGATTTGTCTAGCATTTTTTTTGCGTTGGGCTGTTTCTTTGTCTGAGCATTTCCTAGCCTTTCCTTCCTTGACCATCTTCTCAAAATCAGGAACTACCCTCTTGTATTGCCTTGCGCTCTCTGAAGCTCGATCTTTTGAATACTTGCACTCATTTTTTAAAAACTCATCAGCGACCTCTTTTTCCATACCATCACGTTTGTATTTTTCTACTTTAACTCTGTTAGTGTGAAAATCCATCCCTTTAAAGTGTAAAGATGGGGCAGTAAATACTCTATTTCTTCTCTTATTACATATAGAACATTTACTGGTTTTTGGAGGTTTGCTCATTGAGCCTTCCTTCTCCCAATAAACCTCACATTCTTCACATTCAAAGCTATAGAAGGTCATTAATCTACATCATGAATTCGTACCATAACTTCTTCTTCATCCATTACAGTAAATCCATTTCCTCTCAGATTCACAAAAGACCCCGCATGTGGTGGAACTAAAACCTTATCTCCTACTTTAAGAGTAAGACAGTCGGCACCAACACCAAATATCTTTCCCTCTATCGGCATTTCTTGAGCACCATCTGGTATAATAATACCGCCATCCGTAATCTCTTCTGGATTATCCAATCGAACCAAGATCCTGGTTCCCAATGCCTCAACTTTCATAGTTTTTGTTTCTGTCTCAGCCACATTCTCCTCCATTAATTGAACAGAAAGATACATCTTGAACTTTCTCTTCTATTACAGACTCAACTGCCATATACTTTTTAATATTTTCTTCATTTAAAGGAATGGATTCCAAAGGCTCTTGTCCTTTAGACCCCGCTCTATAAACAGTCATCCCTTTTAAGTAGGGAGCAAATGCTAAAGCTGTACTACTTAACTCCTCACCCGTTGCGGTTGATGGGAGATTAATAGTCTTACTGATACTACTATCAACATATCTTTGACATACTGCCTGAACTGCCATATGCTGTTTTGGAGTTACATCGTATGCTCCTACAAAATCTTCTAAATTCATTCCTTTATCAAAATATTCTTTAAATAGGGGATCTACGACTATAGTTTCTTGCCAGGTATTGTTCTCACGATAACGTCTTTTATACATAGCCGAAAAAATGGGTTCTACTCCTGAAGAGACTCCATGCACCATACTGATGGTCCCAGTTGGGGCTATCGTTAGCATAACTGCATTTCTAATACCGTGCTCCCTAATAAGCATCCTGATTCTGGCTGGGAGCGTCTTAGCATACTCTTCCTTCAAATACTTAGAAACATTGAACTCGTCAAAAGGCCCCTTGTCTCTAGATATATAAATTGAGGTTTTATATGCTTCATCTCGAAAAGTATTCATAAGCCTGTCCGTAAATTCTAAACACTTATCACTACCATACTTAATTCCTAACTTAATAAGCATGTAATGATAACCCATAAAGCCTAAGCCAATCCTACGAGATTTATGAGCTACTTCTCGACACTCTTCAATTGGGAATGAGTTGACCGTCAAGACATTATCAAGGAACCTTACCCCAGTCCGAACAGACGCAGCAAAACGCTTCCAATTAAACTCTCCATATTCAACCATATTAGAAAGATTAACATGCCCCAAGCAACAATTCCCAAAATTAGGCAAAGGAATCTCGCCACATGGATTAGTAGAATCCAACGTCTCAAAATAGGAAACATTAGTGTACTTATTAGCTAATGAAATATTATAAATACCAGGATCACCAGACTCCACGGAATTCTTCCAAATAAGATCCCATAACTCCTTTGCCTTAATATCATTCTGCCCAATAATTTCAAAGGTATCCTTCCAATCCTCTTTATGGAA